ATGCGGTTCCGGTAAGCTCGGGAGTATATAAGGTTGAAGAGTATGAAAGTCCACGACCAGAAGTATACGGAAAAACAATGGTTACTATTGGCGATAGTATTACCTGGTCACAGTACGGCAGGTATTTGCGTTGCTTGTTAACAGATAACGGCATAGGTTACGATTTCATAGGAACTAAAACCGATACTTTTGGTTTTAAGCATGAAGGTGCAGGAGGTAACAATTCTCAGGATGTTTTAAATAGAATTGAGAAAATACCAACTTCCGACTCCTATTTTATATTGTTAGGAACAAATGATATAAATTTCACCCCAGAGCAAACGGTATCAAATTTAGCTGAAATAGTAAAAAAATTAAAAATTAAAAATAATAATTCAGTTATTTATATAAGTACTCTTTTACCAAGAAAAGGAAAGCCAAATGATAGGAATTTAATGGTTAACGACCTTCTAAAACAAAAAAAATGGACTAATAACGTTTTTGTTTTAGATACCGCTGAAAGTTTTTATAAAAAAGGAAATTGGGAAGCGTATTTTTTAAAAGACGCGCTACACCCGAATTACGCAGGGTATGAGTTACTAACCTCGGTTATAATAGATAAGTTAAAATCAAAAGGAGAAACAAATGTTAACAATAGTAACTAACGCATTGCTTAATCTTTTAGAAAAAGAACTGGTTAAATACGAACCCGCAGTACAAGCTATTTTAATGACGCAAGTATCTAATGCGATCGAAGTAGCAAAGGCCTGGATTGACAAAAAGTCTAACCCGGTGAATATTACAACACCAACAATTTAGGAGACAAAACGATGTTAGAACAATTACGAGCACGCGCAAATTTATTAGCACAAGCGCTCGAACAATCTTTGACCGCTCATAACGGATTAGTAGCACGTGCCGACCAAGCAAAAGACCAGTCTCTTGCAAATCATAATGCTTTGGTTGGACGTAAACTTGAAATAGATGAAATGGTCAAACACTACGAAGAGGAAGAAGCGAAAAAGATAGCGGACGCGGTTGAACCGGGTGAAGTAATTGAATCAGTTGACCATGAAGAAAGTTAAGCTATAATACCGTTGTAGCGACTAGTTTTTTAAATTCCAGCATAGAGTCTCCTTTATGTTATTTTTTTTGTCTAGTTGCTACCCCATCGAGTACCGTATGCCTCTGCCGTTCCCTTTCGATTTTAAAAACCCTGATTACCTCGCAGTTTTCCAATGGCGTTTGGAGCGGCTTAACGCTATCAGAAATAACCCCAAAGTATGGCCCGGACTGCGAGCGTTTTATAAAAGCGATCCTGCTCAGTTTATCATTGACTGGGGTGTGACGTTTGACCCTCGAAACGCTGAGATAGGGCTACCGGCACTGATGCCTTTTTTGTTATTTCCAAAACAAGAGGAATGGGTACGTTGGTTCCTGGAACGTTGGAAAAATCGCGAGCCGGGATTAACGGATAAGTCTCGCGAAATGGGTTTGAGTTGGTTAACGGTTTCAATGTCCGCCACGATATGTTTATTTAACGAGGGTATCGTTGTGGGGTTTGGGTCGAGAAAAGAGGAATATGTTGACAAAAAAGGTGATCCAAAATCGCTGTTATATAAAGCTCGACAATTTGTGTCCCATTTACCGCTTGAATTTCGTGGCGAATGGGATGAACGAAAACACGCGCCTTATATGCGTGTGGAGTTCCCGGCAACCGGTTCGGTAATCGCGGGCGAGTCAGGGGACGGCATAGGACGGGGCGCACGAGCATCCTTTTACTTTGTGGATGAAAGCGCATGGATGCCCAGACCTGAGTTAATCGATGCCTCATTATCACAAACAACTAATTGCCGTATTGATATATCAACGCCTCGCGGTTCTAATAATCCTTTTGCGCGTAAACGATTTGGCGGAAAGATTAACGTTTTTTCGTTTCATTGGCGCGAAGACTCCCGGAAAGACCAGGCGTGGTATGACAAACAGTGTCAAGATATTGACGATCCCGTTGTAATTGCACAAGAGATAGACCTCGATTATTCGGCGTCCCTTGAAGGTATTTTGATACCCTCGGTTTGGGTGCAATCCGCTATTGACGCGCACACCAAACTGAATATAAAACCTTCGGGCGTTAGAGTGGCCGGGCTTGACATAGCGGATGAAGGAAAAGACAAAAATGCTTTCTGTGGGCGTTACGGTATTTTATTGGAGTACTTGGACGTTTGGTCAGGTAAGGGCGCGGATATTTACGACACGGTAGTTAAGTCATTTAATTTGTGCGATATGTTAGAATACCCGACCGCGTTTTATGATGCGGATGGGCTGGGCGCGGGGGTGCGTGGGGACGCCCGAGTAATCAATGAAAAACGGGAAGAGGCTAAAAAAGGGTTAATAACGTTTAACCCATTTCGAGGTTCCGGTGCGGTTGTTGACCCGGAAGGCGACCCGTTTAAACATACCGATGACGGGACGAATCGCGGAAAAGGCCGAACAAATGATGATTTTTTTGCAAACGCAAAAGCGCAAGCCTGGTGGGCGTTACGCCGTAGGTTCAAGCTAACGCACCGAGCCGTCAGCGAAGGGCTTCCCGTTAACCCCGATGAGGTAATTTCGATTTCAAAGAGTATTAGTAATTTATCGGCGTTAGTTTCGGAGTTATCGCAACCGACCTATACACAAAATACTGTGGGTAAAATAGTAATTAAAAAACAACCGGAGGGCGCACGTTCGCCAAATCTTGCAGATGCGGTTATGATAGCGTATGCACCGAAGGAACGAGAAAGAAGGAGCTTTTTTTCATGATTGCCTATTTGCTAAGTTTGTTTATAAAAAAACCAAAAGAACCAGAGCCGGTAAAAGAAAAACCAAGGCCAATATATTCTACGTTCTCCACGGACGATATGGCGTACCAACGCGAGCAAAAGCTGGAAGAGTTAACCGAGACTAATTTTTCTAGCGTTCAAAAATTCGTGGCGGATAAAGGCAATGTGACGTTTGCGCAAGATAATCAATTAAATATTAAGGCGAGTTTTGCGGGTAATACGATATTACCAACGGCTCAGGTATTGTGGTACGCACAACAAACATTTATTGGTTACCAGTTATGCGCCATGCTCGCACAACAATGGTTAATAGCCAAATGTTGCTTAATGCCTGCAAAAGATGCGGTACGAAACGGATATGAGCTTGCGGTGGATGATGGAACCAAAGTGGAGCCGGAAGTACTGGAAGCAATCAAAAAGAAAGATACCGACTATCAGCTAAATAAAAACCTTATTGAGTTTGTGCAAATGGGGCGGATTTTCGGTATACGGGTTGTTATGTTTATTGTGGAATCTAACGACGAAGACTACTACAAAAACCCGTTTAATCCTGATGGCGTTTTACCGGGGAGTTATAAAGGGATTTCGCAAATCGACCCGTATTGGATAACGCCACAACTTGACGACCAAGCGGCGGGGAATCCGGCGTCTATTCATTTTTATGAGCCCACCTGGTGGATTATTAACGGTAAACCCGTGCATAGAACGCATTTAGTTATTTTTAGAACGGAGGAAGTAGCCGACATTTTAAAACCGACTTATATTTTCGGCGGTATTCCGATACCTCAAAAAATATGCGAACGGGTATATGCGTCGGAACGTACAGCTAACGAAGCGCCTATGTTAGCGCTAACAAAACGTACTGATGTTATAAAAATGGACTTGACGCAAGCGGCGGCAAATCCCACGGCGACCGTTAAACGTCTGCAAGAATTTACAAATTACCGTGATAATTTTGGCGTAAAAACGTTGGGATTAGATGACGAGATGATGCAGTTTGATACGTCACTAACGGACTTAGACGCGGTTATTATGACGCAATACCAGTTAGTTGCCGCGGCGGCTAACGTTCCGTCTGTTAAATTGCTTGGCACGCCCCCGAAGGGATTTAACGCGACGGGTGAGTTTGAAGAGGCAAATTATCATGAAGAGCTTGAAGGGATTCAAGCACACGATTTAACGCCGTTCATTGCTCGGCATCACCTGCTTTTAGTTCGTTCTGAAATTGCGCCGGAATTCGGCATACAACCGTTTACGTTAAAAATAACGTGGAACGAATTGGACGCAATGACCACCGAGGAGCAAGCCGAGCTTAACAAACGTAAAGCCGAAACGGGGCAACTGTTAATAACGTCCGGCGCGATTGACGGCGAAGAAGAACGTAATCGGTTAATGACAGACCCTAAAAGCGGCTATACAGGGCTTGAGGAACTAGCGCCGGATGAATTAGAAATACCTAACGATATAACGGGGGCTTAATTGTGGATTTTAGTAGCGCGTTATTAGAAATTAAAGCGGGTAAAAAGGTAAAGCGTGGTGGATTACCAGAAAACTGTTTTATTTTTTTAGTACCCGGAAGTAAATTTGTCGTTAACAGGTTCCCGTTAAACACCCTACTCCCAGAAGGGACAGAGGTCATGTATAGCCCACACATTGATATTTGTTTAGGTCATCGCGTCTCGGTTTGGAATGCGAGTACCGCCGACTTGTTAGCGGATGACTGGGAGTTATTTTGACCATTAAGTTAA